TTCGCCATATTACCCTCCTAGAGCTATGGCCATGGCTACGGCCGTTCCAGCTGGATCTCCACCAGAAGTCGCAGCAATCGATATCGATCCGGCGCCTTCGGTGATTGTTATATTTGAGCCAGCTGTTAGCGTGGCTTTTGTTAGAGTATTACCGGTTGTGTTACCTATCAATAACTGGCCGTTGGTATAACTAGTTTGTCCAGTACCGCCTTGATCAACCGCAACTGTAGTACCTTCCCATGTTCCTGTAGCTATAGTGCCTAACGTGGTAACATTAGTAGAACCTGTCCACGTACTTAGCGCGGTGTTCTCTACATTATCAAGACTTAAATCTGTTTTAGTTTCTGATGCTGTTCGCCCTTCAAGACCGCTTGCGGTAAACTTTGCATAGTCATTGTCTGCTACGCTTGCAGAATCTATCACAACGCTATTGGTGTCGGCTATACCAAACGTTAAAGCGTTTTGTTTAGCATTCCAAGTTGCGGCTGACGATATAGCAGCATCTCCTATACCAGATAATCCTAACGTTATAGTGCCAGATGTAGTAATTGGGGAACCACTATCAACATCAATACCATCGGTACCGGATATTGCTACACTAGTTACCGTTCCAGTTGCGTGGCCAGGAGCTGCCCAACCAACTGTATCACTTGCAGAGTCGTATGTTAAGACATGTCCATTCGTCACACCCGCCTCTGCGCTTATCGTATCAGCAGCATTAACAACTAATACCGAACCCTTTGCTGCCGTAGTAATACCAGTACCACCCGCTGTTACTCCCAAAGTAGCAGCTAAAGCTGTAGCTGTAGATGCTGTGCCTGTTAGGTCACCTGTAACATCACCCGTCAAATCACCTACAAAATCTGTAGAAGTTACAGACGTTAACCCGGTTAAGGTTGCATCTAAATTTACTACTGTTGCGCCTGTAGTCGGTGAGGCTGTTAAGTTTGTACCTCCCGTAACACTAGTTACCGTACCACTAGCTAAACCAACAACAGCAGAAACCAATACCTTCTTGGTAGAGTTATCTGTTACGTCTTCTATTGATATGTAATCACCAGCTACTGGTGTAACTACAGCCAAATTATTTACATCCAAGGATAACTCATACTCTGGATTAGAACTTGCATATGATGAAGATGTTTGAGCTAAACCACTATTAGAACTTGTTTTAACGCCACTGAGTACGAAATCTCTAACTGTAGATGCTTGAACCTTCTCGTCTGTTAGTGGTACTTCTTTTGTTAAATATAGAAAATCATTGTATGCTAGACTCGATGAAGATCGAGCTGTCATATCAATTACTTTTTTTGTTGGCATATTAAGAGTCCGCAGTTACGATATAAGTATCAGAACCAGTAGCAGGTATAATAAACGTTGACGATGATATAATATTTTCGACCTGTCTCGTGACATTCGAACCAAATGGCCAATAACTGCTTGGGTCCAATGAAAACGTTTGAGTTTGCTTAAAGTATCGTCTAGTAGAGCCGCCGGCTTGCAGCGCGATTGTTTTTAAACGCCCTAGCAATGACTGCAATTGACCCGCGTATAAATTAGCATCACCTTGTTGGTAATGAGCCTTCATGGTAACTATACCATGTAATAAAACAAGTTGAGGATTAATTGTGGTTGTATCACTATCCTCTTCTAATGGTCCTAAAGCAGCATTGTATTCTAATTTTACTTTATATGAGTCATCGGGTGTTGGCCATAATTCTAGCTTTGGTGAAACAGAACCTCTACCTAGACCCTCGTTTAGTATATCCCATCTAGATGGAAATTGATTATTTATAACGGGATCAGAATTATGCTGCGCTATGCCAATACCGATCTGTAATTCTAAGTAAACTCCTCCCGTTGAGCGCTGCAAAGAAACCGTTAATGGTTTATTGGGATCACAATCGTCTGGTAACGTATATAAATTTTGAGATGCTGTAGTAATACCAGGCGTTGTATCATTAACTCTATGCGTTAATAAATCACCGAACTCGTAGAATAGTTGTTCTTGCCCACCCCTAAGTGCAGAATTTAATAAATCCTTTTGAAGTATTGCACCATTACCTGAGGAACTAAACCCTAGTCTTTGCGCTAACTCCGTTCTTAGATTTTGAAGCGTTTTCGTTGCCATCTATCTTCTTCTCCTTCGAGAGGATTTTATTTATAGACATTTCTATTCCGTCTGGATAATTCGCGCCAAATACGTCTGCCAATTTTGGCTCACCGTATTCGTATACCATACGTTGAACCTCTTGGTCTATATCATCTATATTATGATTATCATCTAATTTACCAAGAATCTCTAAATTCTCCGCTCCCCAATTTGCTAACCATATAGGTAGTTCATGCGCCGGAAAATGCTTTTTCATCTTAGAAAAACTATCTTTTGTTAACATCACATCTAAAATCGGAATATTCACTGTTTATCTCCCTTAGAAATAGAGGGGGCCGAAGCCCCCTCCGTGTACAACATTATGCACCAGTAGCCATAATACAACCGTGACAATTCATGCGGTTTGCGGTAAGCGAACCACGCCATGTCATACCCCAGTAGTAGTTATAACTAGTATGTTCACGAGGAGGTTTTCTCGCGATCATATCATTGTCCTGAATAGGACGTAGATGCAGATGATTCAAGTTTAACATATAACAACGCTTAGACCACAGTACATTCGTACCGTTGCTAGGCGTAGAACCAGAAATTGCATCAATATCTTCGAACACTGGGTCCCAGATAATTGGTACACCCTGGAAAAATAGACCGGTAAAAGTACCGCCGTCTTTAATTTCTAGAGACGGGTCCATGTTCCAAGGAGCTTGAGCAGTTCCAGGTTGTACAGCATAGCGAGACTCTTTTAGGTCTGCAGCGAGTTCATAACTCTTGATAAAATCAGTACCAGCTAAAATAAAGTTAGGAGTCCCACCGTTGCGTTGACAAGCGCGCCACATTGTATGCATAGCAGCTAACAGAGTAGCGTGACCATGACCAGTAGGGTTAACAGTACCGAACGTATTCAGACCAGTACCCGTATCAAAGTTATTGCGCCAGTAACTATTAGCAGCACGGTCAAGACCGCCAACAGTTCCAGTACGGGAATCAAATGTAACTAGAAAATCTAGACCATTAATAGCCTTATTAGCTGTAGAAGTACCACCACCAACACCAATCGTGCCATCGAGATGCAAAGACTGATCGAGGATCTTCTCGAATCCAAGCCTTAGCACTTCCATATTCTCGTTAAAAACATTGGTTAGCTGAACGAGACTAGCAGCGCTTGAGTTTCGTGGGGTTTGTGAATCGCCAATTAGAATGCCGTTACCAAGTAAGTAGTCTTCTGAAAACTGGAAACCGTCATGTGCCGAGTTCCAAGGATACATCGCCTGACGAACAGTATCGCGCGTATTATAACCAACCGTATCGGAGACGTTCTTAGATATGTCCCCAAACCACTCAAAAAAGTTGCCATAATCGGTACGAATTTGTTCGACGATCATTTTATTACCGCCGCCCCATGTCTTTTTCTTTGCCATGAGAGCTTTGAGTAATGGACGCTCTGTTGCGACCTGATCAATAGGTTTATTCTTCAAAAAGTTTCGAAGAGCTACAAATCCTAGTTGGACAACATCATCGGCATGTAAAGCAGTTTGAGTTGCCATTGTGTTTCCTCCAAAGGAATGTAATTATTGGAACAGGGTCGACCACACGAAAGTCAATACGTGCTACTGGTGATGAATCCAGCTTACATCAAACCTGTTATCTGTGTATGGCGTCTAAGTGAGCTTGTAAAAACTCAGGTGTAACTTCTGGAGTATCTAAATCCATAGCATTACCAACGCCACCACTACTTCTGCTAGGTGCTAGTGGCCCAGACGATTTACTAGCATTACCGTTAGATTGAGCAGCCGTGCTCATTCCACGCGATAGAGTATTATACTGTTGTTGTAATGTAGGTAGCCATTGTTCCGGTGGAATTTGCGATTTTATTATATCCTGTCCTATTTCTACCAATATATCTTTTTTTACTTCGTAATCTGGATCTTGCCCAACAACTTGATGTTCCCATTCGTTTATTTCATTATAGGCTTGTCGCGTTGCTTGCTCGTAGTATTGATTATATTGTTGCTGTTGCATTTGAGAATTACGAAAATCTTCTTGCGCTTGATTTTGAGAGCTTTCAGATACTCTTTGAGATGCTAATCTATTTGCCCAATCTTCACTCATTTCTAATGATTGAACAGCAGAAGATAAATCTTCAAAATCCTCATACGAGCTAGTCTCATTATTTGTTTTATTAACCCCTAACCTATCGCCTACTTGGTCAGCGAAAGTATCCAAAGCTTTTAACGCGCGTACTGATTCATTATAATCACCGGAATTTAAACTTCTGAATACCTGTAGAGACCAATTCAACTGTTCTGGACTTGTACCAGAATTCATAATGTGATCCTGCAACTCTGCAGAGACCTTCATATTTTCATTATCTGTTTCTAACTCTTTGGCTTTATTTATCCAATGTTCGAAACGCTCTTGTGCTTTAGGTTTTAAATTACCATAAACCTCAGCATCTATATCATCTAACCCCCTCTCTTCACCTGCCTTGCTTTCAGGAACTGTCTCTTCTGATGCCTCTGATTTAACATCTTCTGTACCGCTGGATTCTTGCTGCGCTGCCTCAGCTTCTTGGTATGTGGGAGCTTTAACGTCGGTAGTTGCGTCTGTTGCGGGCTCTGGTTGCTCATCCTCTGGACTCTCCTCTGTGGCTTCTACTGTAGATGCTTTCTGTTGATTGTCCTCCTCTGCTTTAATATCGTCTAATGCGTTTTTCATTACATCATACGTTTCATTAAACTGGTCTTCTTGTGGTGTCAAAGTTTGTTCTTCAGCCATTTAATTTCTCCCCTGTTATTGACGATATTGATTTCTTGTACGCTGATTGATTCTGTTTTGAGGAGCATTTTGAACCTCATTGAATCCTTGCGGTGGTGGAACAGCGTTACCAACTGATTGAGGACTACCTCTGCCCATAGCTTGCTGCATCATTTGATCTTGCGCCATAACTTTCTGCATTTCCTCTGGCATCGGAGGTAAAAACTTACCCATATCTATGCGCTCGTCAAAACGCTTAAATGTTTCTTCCAATAACTGAACGTATGGATTAAACTGATCTGGAATACCAACATTGCGTATTTGTTGTACAGATTCTATATTCTGCATTATAATTGGCATAAGCTCTATCCACCGCATACGCTCATCATTGCTATCCGGCATTCCAGTACTACCAGCAACTATATCGAGAAATACAGAATCATACAATTGCTGTTTATTCAGTAGAGGCCAAAAAGCATTTGGTCCCGCTATTTCCATTGCTTTATCGGGAGTAATCTCTTGCAATAGAATTTCAGCAGAAAACCAAGCTAATTCTTTCAGCCAGTCTTCTGTGATATCTACCTTTTCTTGTATTCTAGTAGCCAAACCAGCTTGTTGTATATTAGCTTCTGTAGCTGTCTTAGCTCGTTGTACACCACCACGCTGTGCGTCCCCCAATCCGCTGATCCATTCCATATCCGTTCTTAACGGGGAGGTATCATACACTTGTGGGTTCATTGGAGGAGTCATAGATGGCTGAAAAACAGATCTGACATCTTGGCCAGAGGCGTTAATCAAGGCTATTTCACCGATCTGCGCGTTACTGAAAACCTCTATATCTTCGTAATTAACGCGAGAGGCGTCGGCAACAAAAAACGGTGCAGACAACTCTCTATGCTTCGACATTTGAGTCCGTACAGTATTATATTCATCTTGCAACGACATCAATAATTCTGTTTCAGAAACTGGCCATTCTTGTCCGTCTATCCAATTTAAACCAATAAGAAAATACGGGAAAAATCTATCGCCCATTCTAGCGGGAGCGAATGGTTCCTTCAGCCAATCCTTACCACCCTCCGCGAACGTGTAAACAGTTTGAGTTGTTCTATCCCAATATTCCCACACAGCTACAGCTAAATTGACATCTTCGTCGCCCCACGATGGAGATGTTTGATCACGCTTTATACGATTTAAAATACCATCGTTTGTACGTCTGTATATAGTAAATTCTTTTACTTGGTCTTTAGATATTTGGAATCTATCCATTACGTCAGGAGGGGTCATCCAAGTAACATTAGCAATCCATTTTGCTTGATGATAATCTTGCAAAGAATCTAGTGAAGTATCCATTCGGAAATCTTCTGGCCTAACAAACCCAAGATTTAAACCCTCGCGCTGTAAAACATCAACTTGCTGAGAGAGCCCCATCATGGTATCTTTTATTTCTTCTATCAACTCATCTTTGTCACCAGAATATGTACCTTCCTCTGTTAATTCTCTTATATCGGTTTGTATACGAGCTAAACTATCTTGAGCATCATTGAACTGTCGACTCACTAGTGGGTCGGTATAGTAATCACGTTGGTAAGTTACCTTTAGAATACCGATTTTGCTTGTCATGCAGGAACGTATAACCTGCTTAGCTATTCTCTTTAAATCGGCACGCTTCAGAGATTCATTAACTACTATCTCTAGCGTTGATGCAAACGTGTCAGCAACTCTATATTCTGATCCACCTGCATCTACAAATTTATTGGCCCGAATTTTTATTTCTGGATTTTGAGCATATATGTAAGGTAACAAACCTTGTAAAGTTGCGTGGATAATATTGCCCTTTATAGAGCGTCCACCCTCGAGAGAGGCTTGAGTATTTGTCATCAACATGGATTTAGCGTTCAGTTTACCTAACGCATAAACCCGCGCGCTCTCTATCTCTTTATATTGTTTCTTCCATTTCCTATAAGACAGCTCAATATCTTTATTGAATTTCTTAAGTAGACCAGGCGCATCCGAAGGAACACTGTATGATGTAGCTGTATTTTCTACATCGATACTTAAAATACCTAAATCTGCCATTTTTCTTCCCCATCATATAAGCTGTCTAACTGGTCTAGCCATTCAATTGTGAATGGTTTTGGTTTTTTAGGTTTTGGTCTAGGCTTCACTGTTTTAGCCCGCTTCAACATTAACCCATATCGCGTCGCGTCGAATAAATGATCTTCCGCGCTCGTATCAATGTCCTCAATCCTCTTCGTGTCAGCAGGTAAGGAAGGTACCGTACGCAACCAATGCTTGCAGTTACTAAATACCTTGAGACTCCCATTGGCCAACCTATCAACAATTTCTTGCAGTCCCTGAACCCTAGATCCAGGACCCTTCGAGCTAGATTCCCAAATAACTCCATAATCCGCGAAAACATCCGCAACACTTTTGTGGCGACCATCCCTGATAAAAATTGCCGAATCTGCCACATTACTCTTAAATTTAACTCTCTTACCGCGTTCGTCTTCTTCTGCATCTAAAATATCCTTGGCTATATCTTCTATTGGTGTTTCACTTCCTTTGTTAGGTTTCGAACTCCAATAAAGTTCTCTGTAGATATAGATTATACCATCATAGTTCTGCGCGAACCATACGCATCCAGCCGGTGATTTAAAACCATGATCATAGGATTTCCAACGTTTCCATTCTAATGGTATATCAAATGGTTTTACTATGTGCACGTGTGGATCCCACACCCCCTCGAAAAAAGCACCTGGAGCTATATTCCAGTCACCCTCTAACCAAGCCTTCACTAGCCACTCTGGTCCACTCTTTTTTATCCGCTCAACGTAACCCGGATCGTTTTTCATCAGGGGTGTATTATCTTGTATTTTTGAAGGAATAAAAATTGATTCCCCATCTTGAGTGTCTATGTATCGTTCTTTTACCCAGTTATGCCCTGGCCCACCCGGGTTTGCTGAAGCTCTAAATAAGACGGGAACACCAGCCGCTGAACGCATAGTAGCCTGAAGCATATCGATAGGTTCTGGAGATGGCCAGTTGCCTAATTCATCAAAACCTAGGAAAGTTACCGAAAACCCCTGAAGCTTCATTGCATCAGAGTCTTCATCAAGATGTTTAAGCTGTAGTACAGACCCGCTGGGGGATACCCATTTTCGCTCCCCGACTTTCCATTCCCAACCCTCTTGTACGAAAACATACTGACCCAGCTTGATGAGCTCGCCCGTTTCTGGGAATGACCTACGGAATAGAAGGCCTTGCGCCTCACGTCCGTACTTCTCTGCATGCTTGCGAAATGCTAGAAGCATTCCCACGCTTTTAGAACCACCTCGTGCTCCGCCAAACAAAATATGAGGATGCTCGCTATCAACAAACCTTTTTTGTGGACCTTCGAGCGCTGTCCAACGAGTCTTCCGCGCTTCCAAACGTCGATTGACTTCTGATAATAATAGAGCACGAATTTCGTCCCTTGGTAAACCATTTGCTAATGCTGATGATAAACTCATGCGTAGTTTGTATAACCGCTAATGGTTTGGTAAACATAAACTTGCTCTTGGGGTATACCATTTGAAACGTATGTTACTGCCGCCTCCTGCCAACCATCCGCGCCATACACCTCATCTTGATCCTGCATTAATGTATGCTTGGTTCTTACAGTAAAAACACCAATATCAGTATCGTATTCTATATCTTCTACAATACCACCTGTGATAGGACCACCAATGGTTAGTGGTGCAGTGTGTCCGGCCGCGGTTGAACTAAATTGTCCTCGATAAGCTGTTGTTGCTAGATGAAACTCATCATACCCGCTACTACTCGTATTAGCAGGTTCTATATCTGTATACTCAATAACTTCCGCACCAATTAAAAACCATGCTCTAATAGGTGTGCCAGACGGGTTATACCACGCCTTTAGTGGGTCATTATTAGCCGCGCTGTCGGTCATAGGCAAAACAATAGAGGATGATGTTACCGTAACCTGTAGTATAGGTTGCAAATAAGGAAGGCCACCAGGTTGGTATGGGAAGCTAGGAGGATCAGATAACCCTCCAATAGTGCCAAATGGCAATACATTACCAACTTCAACTATATCAGTGGTGCTAGAGTTCCAAGCCTTTTCTTTTATATAAGTAACAACTTCTGGCATACCCTTTGTAGCTGCCGGCATAACCAGACGGGTAATGCCCTTGATAATGGCCACTACGAATAAGCGCGTTTAGTTTTGCTTGTATTACGTCCTGTGCTTGATTTAGCTACTGGTTTATGCCCCTCAGCCACCGCTTTGTCATACGTTTTGCTTTTAGAACTATAACTGTGGTGGGTTACTTTTCCTGTTTTAGGATCCTTAGTTATTGGCATTATGATTTCTCCGCTTGTTTGATTCTTTGTGCTGATGTTAATCTAGCCATTACGGTCCATACCACCCACCATAACCGCCCCATGGTCCCATTGGCCCCATTGGCCCCATTGGAACATGTGATGGACCCCACATAGGTGGTACTATCGAGCTTGACCCTAGTTGATCTCCCATCATTTGATCTTCTTTGGGTTGATATCCATAGGTACTTCTAGCTGCTATCCGTCTTGGTATACGTGGGTTTTC